ACGACAAACATCAGTTCTGGTTGCTTTTTGGGTTCCGGTATGCCTAGCAAGTTGAGCGAGGCGTATTCGAGCAATGGTACGATGTTTGTTCCTGGAGGTGCACCAGCTGTGGTTTACATTGACCCTTCAAACGCTAGCACTGAGTGCACGTTTTTGATTGAGCTTATAGCCCACGTCGAGTATGTTGGAACAAAGACTTCTGCTCTGCAGACACCAAGTCATGGTGATTCATATGCTTTGTCCAAAATTATGTCCAGTTTGTCTCAAGTTCCAGCCTTAGTGGCTGCTTCTCCATACACCCCCTGGTTGAAGCTGGCTGCTCAGGCTGCCATTCGTGGTTTTGAGAGTTATACTGGTATCGGCGTTGTGTCTGCAGGTATGGCGGCGCAAGCAATCCAGAAAGCCCTCCGTTTATGACGTTTTCGCGGACGGGACTGGAAAGCGTTTGATAAATTACTCAAAAAGGTCCAAAGCTCACAAGTAGGACCTACACCAACATTAAGCTTTTTTGAGCGATTGCAAACAAATTCTCTAGTCTGCGATTCCGCTGAGATTAAACAATTATACATTGACACTATGACTTTTGTCAATGCCATTTGTACATTGTTAGAAACAAATGAAATCCGCTTTTATGACGAAGTGTTAGGCACTTCAATTAATAGTAAACTGATCACCCAGCACATACGAGCATACTCAATTGAAGTAAGTCACGAATTTGCAACTGGTCAATCATTAATTGGTTCCGTTAATACTCCTTTTAATGGCGGGTATATCACAAATTTGAATAGTGAGCAGGTCTTGCCCCTCACAGTTTTGTCAGATATTGGAACAAATACCAATAGGTGGCGTAAAGCTTATGCTGTGTCTTTTGAAGGAAACGGAACTTCGAACCTCACGACATTGAATTGTACCACATTTGGAAATAGCCAGAATCGCGTTTCTAACGCCTGGATTATAAACTTGAATGTAACTTCCGGTGATATAAATACATTGTCCACAGGTGATATAGTTTCCGGTAAAAGTACCAGTATGATTGGGTCTAGCACAAATCGTTTTCACCAAATCTATGCTGCTACTTTAGATTGTACTAATCTTCGTCTGAGCTACATCCCGATGAATTATGATGGTGGCTTAACTGGAACTTCGACTGTTAACAACTGGGGTCTAGGGAAATCCCTTGACCTAGACCCTGGTGTTTACCAGATTAATGCATGTTCAGGTGGTGGTGGTAGTGCTGTCGCCTCTGTGTGCATTACGAAAGCCCAGATAACTGGTTATGTGTGGACCTTTAATTTAAATCAGGCCCACATTTTGGCTGCAGATAATGCGATATACACCGGTTCTTTGAATATCGCTGCTTCGGCCTCAACTGTTATTCGGTTAACATCTACTACCACTATATATGTCTACGGATGTTATGCTTCGGCAAGTTCTTGGTATAAGATGTCCGTCATGCAATTGAGCTTATGACGTGTTGCACCACCCTTAAATAAGGTGGTGCATTATCTTTTACTAAAGAAATGTACAAATTGTAAAGAAAATGTAAATAAAAAATTTTTCCACATTATC